TACAACCTACGATCCAAACGGTAAGACATATCTAAAAGAGGGGTACCAAGAAAATAGTTTTGTTTACTCAATTATAAACGCACAGGCAAAGAAAACAGCTTCAATTCCTTATTTCATTAAGAAAGTAAACAACGAAACCAAGGCCAACGACTTCAAAAGGGAAATTAAACGCTCAAATATTACAGACCCACAAACTAAAATATTTTTAAAGAACTTAGAAAATAAGGCTTTTGTACCTGGAGAGGATAATATGCCATTCCCATTAGATAAGCCCAATATATCTCAAAGCTGGACGGAATTTATGGCTATGTATAAAAGTTATATGAAAATGACGGGTAACTGTTATTTTTATTGTGTTAGTCCCGATGAAGGTGCAAATAGTGGGGTGCCAAGTCAGATTTACATTTTGCCCGCGCATTTAATGAAGATAGTAGTGAAAAGGGATGCAAACTTTCTAATTGATGAAGATCCGGTAGACTATTACCAACTTATTGAGGGCACAGTATGGGCAGAGTTTCCAAGCGAAGATATTATACATATCAAATATCCTAATCCTGAATTTAATTTAACAGGTAGCCATTTATACGGCCAAAGTCCATTAAAAGCCGCATTAAAAAGTATTGAAAGTTCTAACGAGGCCGTAAACCAAAACTTAAAAACTATGAAAAATAGTGGAGCGTTTGGTATTATACACGGTAAAACACAACCATTGACACCCGACCAAGCCGCAGAAATAAAAGGTAGGTTAACTGAAATGGATAACGACCCTAGCAGATTATCAAATATAGCCGGTGTAAGTGCTGAAATAGGATTTACTAGAATGTCATTACCTACTAAAGATTTATTACCGTTCGACTTCTTAAACTTTGATGAAAAGGAAATAGCAAATTGTTTAAATTGGTTGTTATTTGATTCTAGTGTTTCGGACTATGGCGGAACTCTTAAAGAAATTAAAAAAGAAAATATAACCTCAGATATTATGCCAGATTTAGGGTTATTTGAAGAGGCTTTCACTCCTATTATTCAAAAGTTTAAAGGTTATGAAAATACTATGTTAGTTTTTGATGCTTCTACACTACCTGAAATGCAAGCCGATATGTCAACTTTAACAGCGTGGTTAAGTACCGCCTTACTAGATGGTGTAGTTAACAGAAATGAGTACAGGGAGGCTTTAAATTTTCCTGTAATAGAGAATAATGCAGACTTTGAAAGATACACTACAAAGATGGGTATTGTACCTTTAGAGGAAACATTTGTAGAGCCTGAAGAAATAGAAACCGAAGTTATAGTAGATGACGAGGAAACAGTATAGAACGTGGTACTTTAGACAGTTAAGAGCCTATGAAAAGACTTCAAGAGGGATTGTAAAGAAACACCTTAAAAACACCCTTATACAATTTGCGAAGTCAAAACCTACTGAAGATAATTTAGTCAAAAACCTAAACAAAGCAGTATCAAAAAAAGCTATCTTTAATATGCTTTATGACATTTATACTATTGTAGGGGGTACTCATGGCAACGAGGTTTTAAAAGGTATAAACGGTAATACACTAACTGTAAAAAGGCGTTGGGCTTCACTTTGGATAGAAAGTTTTGCTAAGAGAGTATTAAAGTTTTTAGGAGTTTACGCAAAAGAAAATATTGTTACGATACGACAAACGTTAATTGATACCGTTATTGAGTACATAGCAGAAAGAAACGATCAAGGTAAAAGCGTTCAAGTTATCACAAACGAAATGGTTAAAAAGTTTGGCAGTAAAGAAGGGATTTACCGTTATCAAATTGAACGTATTGTAAGGACTGAAACCGGAGCCGCTGCAAATAAAGCAGCCTATGAAGCTATGAAAGATTCGGATTTAGTTGTGGATAAAATGTGGTTGAGCGCTGACGATGATAGGACCAGGGACGGGGAAAGTAAAAAAGAATACAACCACGAAATAATGAACGGTGTTATAAAACCTTATCTTGAACTATTTAAAGTGCCTAATCAAAACGGAACCACTAATGATATAATGCACCCTATGGATATGAAGGAAGGAGTTGCTGGGAACGTCATAAATTGCAGATGCACAACCGCACCCGTACCGAGGCGAAATAGTAGGGGTATGTTAATGTTTAAAAAATAATTCGTAAATTTAAAAAAAAAATAAGATGGCAGTTAATTTAGTAATAGACGGTAATTTCTTAATGGTAGATACAACGGGAACTAATACCCCTTGGAACGCGGCCTGGGTTAGTATATTTTTCGGCACAGATTCGGTTTATATAAAATATAATTCAGAGCCAGACGTACAAAACGCGGGTTTAACCAATCCTTTAAAGATACTTTTTACGGACTTTCAATATGATAGTGTGGCGTATGCTACAAAGGCAGATATTATAGGCGTACTTAAAGATAAAATAGGGTAATATGAAAGGTTTACTAGAATATAAACAAAATAATTTAGGAGGTGTTAAAGATATAGACTTTGCTAATAGAGTTGTAACAGGTTATTTATCTTCATTCGATACTGTAGATAATTCTAAGGATATAATTGTAAAGGGGGCCTATTCTAAGTCTTTAAAGGAGCGTAGAAATGATATTTTCTTTTTAAACAACCACAATTGGGACCAACCACACGGAAAGTTTGCAGTATTAAAAGAGGACTCAAAAGGATTGTATTTTGAAAGTGAGAAACTACCTAATACAACGTATTCAAATGATACTTTAGAATTATACCAATCGGGAATACTTAAAGAACATTCAGTGGGTTTTGTAACAATTACCAAAGAACAAAAAGGAGATAATAGAATACTTAAAGAATTAAAACTCTATGAAGGATCAAATGTAACTTTAGGAGACAATCCTAATACACCTTTTATGGGTTTCAAAGGTTTAAGCCTAACCGAAACAAACGATAAAATAAGTATGATAATGAAGTTCTTTAAGAATGGAACTACTACCGACCAGACTTTTGAGTTGTTAGAATTAGCATTAAAAGACTTACAAAAGCAAGCGTATGAAATAGGACTAGCCACTAAGAAAAAAGAGGTTGTTATAGAACCAAGTGCCGCGGATTTAATTAACGATTATCTAAAAAAAAAAGTATAGTTGATACTATTTTAGTAAAGGCTGGTTTTGATCCTAACCAACCACGAGCCGATGATGGAAAGTGGGGTAAAACTTCAGGTGACACAAAACTAGAAGATAAACCCTGTTTTAAAGAGTGGTTTAAGGATTCTAAAATGGTAGATGATAAAGGGAACCCTAAAAAATATTACCACGGGACACCCGATGGAGGTTTTGAAGAATTTAAGGAAGATAGCCACTTTACAGAAAACAGAAAGTATGCAGAAAATTATACAAACCCTTCAGCTTCTTCTAGTGGTGTAAAAAAAGAGGGTAAAAACCCTTTTATATATGAAGTCTATTTATCTATTAAAAAACCCTTCGATACTAGAATACCTGAAAACGCAAAAATATTTAACGAACAATATTATAGAAAGTGGGGTATGGGAACGCCTTTAATGGAAAGTGGTTTACCTGATTGGAATGATAGTCGGGATTTATTAGAGTGGATAAATGAAACGGGCCAAGATTTTGACGGTGTTTTAGTAGATGAAGGTTCAACACCTGATTTAGTTATGGAGGGATTAAATAGGGGTATTGCATATATTCCAGTTAACCCTAACCAAATAAAAGCCACCGATGCCGAAAGTTTTTGCCACGAAACAAACATAAATAAGAGTTTAAAAATAATTTAGTACATTTACACAATACACTTAACAGTATTTTAAGCCGAGTTAATCACTTAGAAGAACATTAAGCCGTAACCAATAAAATAAATATCTTAATAAAATATAAGATGAATACAGAATTAAAAGAGGCTTTAGATAGCCTAGAAACAAAGTTGAAGGGTGCAACTACCCAAGAAACTAAAACATTGCTTGAAGGCTTTAAAGAAAGTTTTGATGCTGAATTGAAAACCAAAGAATTAGCTTTTGAAACAAAATCAAAAGAAGATAAAGAAGCCGCAGAAATTGAAATTAAAGGTTTAAAAGAACTTCAAGACGTTCAACAAAAACACTTGGATTCGTTGGATATTAAATTGAAAGCCGGTGCGACTAAAACAGCGGGACCACAAATTAATAGTCTTATCACTAAGAATATTAAAGAAATTGCCTTAGTTACAAAAGCAACGCCTTTTACTTTGGAGGTTAAAGATATGACACTTGGAAGCGCCTTAACAGGAGACCAACCAAGAGACTATAACTTTGATGTGGTTAAGCGACCGTTTCAAATGGTAAACGTTGAAGATTTAGCTTCTAGTATTTCTATTTCAGGAGGAACATATACATACGTTCGTTCAACGTTAACGAGTGGGACAGTTGTCGACCAAGTAGAAGGTTCGGACAAAGCACAATTGGAGTACACTTACACAATGGTTGACGCAAACACGAACTATATTGCTGGTTTTGCAGTGTATAGTAAGAAAATGCGTAATAACTTACCATTTTTAGAAAGTACGTTGTCTATTGATTTGAGAAACGATTATTTGAGAGGTGAAAACGCAGCTTTTGCAGTTATTTTAGCAGCACAGGCAACCGCTTCGACTGAGATAATTACAGGACAAAATAAAATTGAAATGCTAATAGCTGAATTGGCTACATTAGCAACAGCCGATTTTATGGCAACTGATATTGTAGTTACGCCAGCCGATTGGTATGACATAATGATTACGGAAAAGTCAACGGGTGCGGGGTATGGATTACCTGGGATTGTGACTTTTGAAGGTGGTATATTACGTATCAATGGAGTTCGTGTAGTTATGGCAACTTGGTTAGCCGCTAACAAATATTACGTTGGGGACTGGTCAAGAGTAAGAAAGCCGGTAACGGAAGGATTCACATTTGCAGTTAGCGAAGATGAT